ATCCCGTAACTATTACTAATTTCAAGTTAAATATTCTCCTATTTTTGAGATATAGTCGCTACAAACCCCTGCTACATTTGATGGTATTTTTACATTAATTTTTTCAGGCATCACACATATGGATTTATTTGTTAGTTGCTTGCCCGGAAATGTCCATATATACCCATCGCTTGTTAAAGTAGCTTCATCATTTTCATGAAAAAAACATCTAATATCATTATATAATAAAATTTTTAAAGCGTCAATGTTTTTACAATGACACCATAATTTTTTGTTTTGTAAAAAATCAATACTTGTTTTATATTCAGCTATATAATGCCCTAAAAACAATCTATTCTCATATGACCAAACATCAACCTCGACGTTATATCCTTCCTGTAGGGCTTCTGTGATGTAGTCTGGGTTGTTTTCATATTTTTCATTTGGACCGTTTGTGTTTCCCCTGTGTGCTATTTTAAACATAATTTATGAAATACTTTTTATTATAAACTTTTCTAAAATTTTAACAGATTTATCTATACTTTGTTCAGCAGTATTTATAATTAAATCAGGTCTGGAAGGTTCTTCAAAGGGATCAGATATCCCAGTAAAGTTTTTAATTTTTTCTGGATCTTCATCAGGTAGCATTGCCCTAGCATAAAGACCTTTTACATCTCTTTTTATCAAAGTATTTAAGTCACATTTTATAAAAACAGTTTTTAAATTAGGATCTTTTTTTCTATTTTCTTCCCTTATATCCTCATAAGGATTGATGGCTGCTATTATAGATATGACATTATTTCTGGATAAAACCTTACTAACAAAGCTGAGTCTCCTGATATTTGTATTTCTGTCTTCTTTAGAAAATCCCAAATCTTTACACAAATTTTCCCTGTATTCATCACCATCAATGATTTCCACTTTATACCCTTTTTTTCTAAGGCTTTGTGAAACAATTTTAGATAATGTGCTTTTTCCAGATCCTGACATTCCAGTCAGCTGTATTGATAAACCCGTTGTCTTTCCCCAAGTAATATAATTCCATACTCTCTCGTGAACAAAATAAAGAAAAAAAGTTATGATAAATTGGAGAACTGCTACTATACCTGCAACTTTTAAAGATCCTGTTGTCAAATAAGTCAGCAAGACAAGAGATAGGCTTCCAGCTATCTTCCAAGATAATGATTTAATTAATGTTCTCTTTTTACAGTCCATAAAAAGTTTTTTCCGAGTATGACCAATCACACACTGGCGCTTGTGATATTAAATTTCCTTTTTCATCAAATACATGCCAGCCATTAGTTCTACCCCACAATATCGAATCTAGATTATATTTATTTTCCATAATCAGTGAATAAATTTGATCCCAACCCAACTTTTCTAGGTTATGATAATTCCACCTAAAGTCACAAAACTTTAATTTATAAATGTCCCTAAAACAAACTTTCTCTTTTAAAAGTTGTTGCCAATTTAAATTATTATATAATTTTCTATTGTGGTCATAATCTGCTGGAGGATGTTCTCCTGAAAAATGTTTGATAAAATTAGCTCCCGTATTTCTTAAGCCGTCAATGTGAAAAACAGGGTTGTCTTTATCCCATATTGAATCTAGAAAGTTTATCTCTCCATACATAAAACAATCTCCCATTTTATATAAAGAGTCTCCAGTTTGCTGCGTTAAAAGTATATCTTTATTTTCTTTTACAATTTGATCATGGCAATATTCAACAATATTTGGTCTACCTATTAAACTGTCGCCTCTAGTTTTTACACAATAATCAAATCCAGCACTTTTAGCATGTTTTATTCCCTTTGAAACATAAGTAAATTGAGCTGGATTATTTATTAAGGTTCCTCCAGAATCCATTGCATGTGATGGCTCCCAATCAAAATAATCACACTTTTCAATGGTTTCTTTATAAGGCTCTCTTCCATGACCAATCAAAATAATATAACAATCAGGATTGTATTTTCTCAAATGAGATATAGATAAGTCAACGAGTTTTCTTTTCTGCTCCCACCGCAAACTTCCTTGTGGATCAAAATCTGGAATGTGGACTTGTGAAACTACGCAATTATTTTTCATCTAATTCCTCCCATTTGTATCCGAAGTTTACAAAATCAAGATGATATATTTCTTCTACTATTTTTCTTGTGCTAGAAGTATAGTGAGAGGAATAGTGACCCTTAGAGTGTATGCCCCTTGTCCTTCGGTGATCTTGCTGTAAAATATACTGCTTCAAAGTCTCTTCATTGACTCCAATTTTATCTTTGATTTTCAACATATCATGATACAAGTTTTCTTGTTTTGCCAAATAGTCTACCAACAGCTTTTCTTCATCATATAAAAGGCTACTTTGTGGTACAAAATGTGGATCCTTTATCCAATCAGAATTTTTTAAATCTTCGCAAAAATCGATAAAGTTAGAATACTCATTCATGTTTGAGGGCCAAGGGTGTTTTCCATCAGAGTTTTGTCTGTGCCATTCATTTTTAAATTCAGAATATCCGGACAAAAGCCTATCAAAAGGGTTTCTAGTTATAGCAAACTTGAAATATGAAGAACACTGAGGGAGGTGCTTCAATATTTGT